GGCCTTCCGATATGACTCCCGTGCCGAGGGCTTTCTTCTTTCTTTGAGCCTGTCTCGCTTTCTTGGACTGGGCCGGCGGCGCCGCGTCTCCCTCCTGGCTGGGGGGTGGCTTGGCCAGCGCCGACTTCTTCTTCGATTTCCCCTTCGCGGCGCGCTCGTCTTGGATCGCCTTGACTCCCTTGACCAAAGTGGCCCCGACGAAATCGCCGTTGGGAAGACTGTCCAAGATGGCGGAGTACTGGTCGCCCCCTCGAATCTGCAAATACAGATCGTAGAGTTCCCCCTCCTGACTTTCCAGCCAGGGGAAAGTAGCGTTCGCATCCACTTGCCATTGCCGGCGCTGCTGAAGAAACTGGCCACGAGCCGGAATCTTCTCGGTCAGGTACTCCTCGGCGGCGGCGAATATTTCGCGGATCTGATCCCCGTCGTACTCTTTCCCGTCGCTTTCGACGTAATCCTTTCCCAAGTGACTTAGCGCCCATTTCTTGGCCGAGAGAGCTTCCTGCCGAACCGTCTCCAGGTCGGCGATGGACTCCACGTCGGTTAGAACAGGCGATCCCTGAGCCTCCGCGTTGCCGGTCCCTTGGGTCTTGAGGCTCGCGATCTCGGCTTTCATCGCCTCGTTCGCTTCCTCCGCCCCCTTCGCTCTCGCCGTGAGTTTCCCCACCTGCTTAAGCAATCGACCGACCGCCGGTGACTCCCCCTCCGATTCCTCCTCTGCGGATTCCTCCGCTTCAGCCTCCTCTTCGGGCGTCTCGTCGTCGTCCTCTTGCGAGATAGACTTTGAAAGAACGTCCTCTTCCTCCACCGCTTCTGCGCCTTCGGCCTCGGTAGCCTCCGTCGCCTCGGTTTCGGTCGGCGTCTCTTCAGCGTCCGCCTCGACCCGCTCCGCGAAGGAGTTGGCCAAGTCTTCCACCGTCAAGATGCCTGCGTTGTCGTTTTCTGCTCCCGATTCAGTAGCCGGAGCCTCGCTAATAGTAGTCTCTTCTGCCATTGCTGCGTTTGGTTGAGTCGCTGTCTCACTGCCGGGACGGAATCCCAGCCAAACGCCATTATATAGATTTTTCGGGTTCCAATTTCACCGACCCGAAAATAAATGAAAAAACTTCAGGCGAACACGTTCCAGGCTTCTCGCCAAGTCTCGTAGCGTCCGACCGATTTCTCGTCGGAAGGACTAACCAAGACGCTCTTCGAAGTCAGCTTTTCGATGGGAATCATGTACCACGTCTCGACCGGCTCGACGTACAAGGCCAGGATGTCGGCGTCATCCACCGTCAATATGTTCTTTTGAAGACCGCCTCTTCCGGTGGCCGCCAAAATCTTGTAGGACTGCTTCCCCTTTTGCTTGTACGAAGTCCCCTTGACTTGAACCCGGAAAGTCTCCCCGCGATCATTGACCGCAATCCGGTCATATCCCAAATAATCACCCGCAGGCTCCAGTACGTCGAACCCACGCGCGATGGCGTCAGCCGTGAAGCGAGCCTCGAAACTCGCCCCCTGCTTTTTAGAGGGGTTCGCCATCCCCCAACAAATCCTCGTCCGCCTCGAAGATCACCGACTCCTCGTCAAGCCAGTCGTTGATCGTCCTCGCGGCAACCTCCGCCAAGTCCAAGTCCTCTAGGTCGCTCTCCTCGAGCCACCGATTCAACGTGGCCCGAACCTCGGAGGAAAACTTTTCACTGGGAGTCTTCTCGGGAGTCATCATAAGTCAAATTCCTCAAAATCCGGTCGAAAGCCGAAATCTCACCCGCCAACCGAGCCAAAGCCTGCGGGTTCTCCAGCCTCTCGGGATCTTGAAAATCTCCAAGGCAACTCTCACGCTCCTTTTCCAAATACTCCAGAATCGCATTCCAATCGTCGCGTCCATGCAGTCTCGCCGCCGCCGTTTGCAAGTCCATCGCCCTATCCCCCCATCGGAGCCGCTTGGGCCCCTGACGGCATCGACGTCGCCGGTACGTTGCCCGGAGGAGCCCCTAGGGCTCCCGTCAAGGCGTTCCGCTGCTGTTGCTGCTGGAATTCCAACTGCTGCGCGTAATTCTGCAATCGGGCCGCGAACTGCTCGTCCTCCTGCAACCTCGTCTGAACGTCCGTTCCGGGGATCTCCTGAGTGCCCTGCAAATATTGCTGCATGATCTGCAAACGCAATTGCGAGTTCGAGTTCTGAGGGGCCGTCACGACCTGGCCGCTGTATATCTTCGCGATGTCAGCCGAAGTCTCCGCCATCTCCTTGTTCGTCGCCTCCTGCGCCGGGGCGATCAACTTGCTCGCCAAGTTAGGATCGACCGCCTCGAGGAATATCCGAAGATATTCATCATATCGGGCCTGACCACTGCGATCATACTGCGCCAAGACCTGGCCGACCGTCTCCAATTTCTTCAAGACCTTCTCGGAATCCGCGTTCATCGTGTCCCAGGTGATGTTGAAATCATACAACTCCGCAGTGTCGTCCATCACGATCTGGGCCCCCTGCTCGTTGCCCGTCACCCGAAACCATATCTCCGGGCCGCCGTACTGCCTCTGCAAGCTCCAGACCATCCGCAAAACGTCCTTCCAACCCGAAAGCCAGTTGTTCACCAAAGCCTGCCTCATCACGTTCGCCTCGACCGCGTCCAGCTCGCTCGTCGCCCGCCCGGTCACCCGGTTGGCCAGGCTCCGCAACTGCATCTCGACCTCCGTCGAGGCAGTCGAGTAGCGGGGGATCTCCATGAAACCGACCTCGCCCCTCCGGCGGACCGGCACTTGCGTTCCGGGTCCCAATTTCTCAGGTCGTCTCCCGGCCAGGTACTCGACCGGAGGAACCGTCGAAAGACTCGCCCGATCCCTCCTCGCGTCCATCTCCGTCTTGACCGCCAACTGGTAACTCCTCAACAACTTGGGATATCCCCGAGAATCAAGCAGCCTCCTCGACAAATGCTCGCGCGTGATCGCAACGAAGGGATACTTCCCCGGAGCGTACATGCTCGCCCCGTGAGTGGCGTACCCCTCCACTCCCTCACTGAAAACAGTCTCCGAACAAATCGGCACCCCGTCCTCGTCGATGTCCTTCCGATAACAAGTCACCAGCTTCACCAAACCGTCGTAATTCTGCGGCAACGCCGCCTGACCCGTGAACTGATACTCCGAAAAAGTGGACTGACCGTCGAACTCCCCGGTCGTGACCTCGATGGCGTCGTCCACGAAGTCGGAGTCCCAGCCCTCCAAAATAACCTTCTCCTTCAACGCCTCCGGCGTATGCCAGTGAACGCAGTAAATCGCCCGCGCCGACTGCAAATCCAAAACATTCGAGTCCACGATCAAGTCTCGACCCAACTCGTAAGCCCGAACCGCAGGACGATTCGCCACCACCTTCTCGGTCGGGATCTCAGTCGCCCCGGTATCGCGCAACTCCTTCACCATCTTCTTCGCCCGACCCTTGCTCAAGTTCGGGAAAGCCGATGCCACCATCTCCACCACGCCCTCGGACATCTCGGGATCGAGAATCGCCTGGGCCACCTCCGGCGCCTGGGCCGCAATCTCCTCCATCGAAATGGATTCGTAAACCCGCGTAACCTCCCGCTTCCAGTAAATCCCCAGAAAAGCGACCCCAGTCTCCAATAATAAATTAGCCGCCACCCCGGCCTCGCGGGACATCTCCGTCATCGTTCCCATCCGCCACTGCATGAACTCCGTCACCAACTTCGCCGTCGTGATGTCGCCCGATTCAACCGGAGCCGCTATCAAGTTGCCCTTCGTCAAGCCGCTCTTCAACAAAGCGACGTCCCCGTCGATCAACGGGTTCACCAAGTTCGGCTCGAGATCACTTGCGCCCTCCCAAGGAAAAGCCCCGGGACCCTCCTTCCGTCCGTAGCGACCCTTCCCCGCCCACTCGTTCCTACGAACGTCGCGAGCCTCCTCCGCCTTGTCCTTCCAATAACTCAGACTGATCCGACAACGCTCGAAGTCGCTCTTCAGCTCATCGACGTCCGGCTCGCTTTCATATTCCTGCACTCGGTTCTCTTCAGCTTCCATCATTTTTCTCCCAGTTCAATTCCCACCATTATATCACTTTTTCACGGATCTTTTTCAGAGCTTTTCGCTCGATCCTTAAAATAGTCGCGGCCCCCACGCCCACGAAATCACCAATCTCCTTCAATTCATACACGCGAACGGGACGACCCTCCGACAGACTCTCCAATCCCTCCAAAACAACCATCTCCCGCAACATCGCGTCGATCCTCCGGTCACGCTCAAGCAAAGTCTCTTTCAATTCGCCACAACTCATCGTCCCCCTCCACCGGCATCACCATCAACTTCGCGTTCGATACCCAATTCACGCGAGGCTTCACCACGCACTTCGCAAACCGACCCTCCTTGCGCTCCCCGAAATATATGCAAATCAACCTCGGATTCGGGAAAGTCTTCAATATCCGAGCCTCAACCCGCCCCGCAGGAGAGGGAACCGACTCGACCGCAGGACCCGTCTCACGCTGGTATATCCCCAAAATAGTCGACGTCGGCATGTCCAACTCCGCCGACAACTTCCCCCACGACATGCCGGCGTCGCGCAAAGTCACGATCCGCTCCCTCACCTCCCGACTCGCCGGCTTCGATACCCTACGCTTTCGCTTCCTACCCATCTCAATATCCCCCGGTTCCCGAAGCCAATAAGTCGGCCTCCTCGTAATGCTCGTAATTCCCAACCGCGAAATATCTCACGCAATCAGCGAAGTCCTTGCTGATCGCCTTCGCCCCGTCGCTCGGCTGGTACTCCTGCAAACACGCCCGCAAATTCTGACACCTGTCCGAAAACATCAGCCTCGGCTTGTTCGACAAACTCATCTCCGAATCGCGATCCCAGCTTAGCAAGTTGTTGATCGCCTGTATCCCCGTCTCCACGTCCAGACCCTCCGCAGCGTAAACCGAGATCCCCGCGTCATTCAAATCCCCGATGATGTTCGACGATCCCTCCGCCTTCTGGTAACTCGCCGCCCCCAACCTCGGATCGATGATTCGCTCCACGCCCTCGCGACCACCCTCCAAGCGCTTGATCGCCTCCACGTAGTCCTCGATCCCATAACCGTTAGGCTGCGCAGCCTCCCCGGGACGTCCCTTCTCCTTGCTCAAGTCCATCCAAGGTCCGAACCCGTCGAAGTCGGGGAACTCTCCCACCGCCCAGGCCACCTGGTGAGCGTCGATCCCGAACAAGACCATCGTCCAAGGCTTCGCTCCGGCAGGGTCTATCGACAATACCCAGGTCGCAGGATTGTCCGCCGGGTTCTTTAAAATCGGTATGTCCTCGTGCCGAGCTACGTTCGCGTCGGTCAAGTTCGGGAAAACCGTGCGCGACGATTTCACCGGCACTCCGTACGCCCTGCATAAAATAACGTCCCGCTTCTCTCCCTCCAACTGGGCCTTCATGTTCGACCAACCCCCGAAAGGATTCTCAGCCGTGTGAAAGTAAACCACCGTAGACGCCTTCCGCAAAGGCTGCTGCACCAACGGAACCTTCTCGCCGGGTAATAAATCAGCCTCGATCTCCTCCTCCGTCCGAGCCCCAGTCAACATCGACTTCACCACAGCGTTCCATCCATCAACCGCCGTGAAGGTCACCAAGCCCTTGCTGTTCCTCGTCACGCAGCGGTAGCGAATAGTCTCCAACCAACTCTGAGGAATAAGCTCGTCAGCCCAGAATCCTATGTTGTGAGTCCCTTCCACCGGCTCCTGCGGGCAGCCGATCTCCCCGCCCTCTATCGTCGAGATATCCTGACTCCAGTGCCGGAAAATCGCCTCACTTTTATTCGGTAACGAAAACTTAGAGGCCGTAAATCCATTCCGCAAACTATACATAACGTATCCAACCTTACCCCGACCCAAACTCTTGTGCTCCTTCTTTAAGTACTTGTAAATTAACTTCATTTGGAACTGAATCGAATTGGCCGAAGTCTCAGTCAGGCACCAAATGATAGTGCCGGGATTCTGCGTCAGACACTCCACCACCCGCTTCGCAGCCCATTCCGATTTCCCCGCCCGGTTGCCTCCCATCACCAAAATCTCCTGGTGACTCCTCAACTGCTCGTCGGCGCGGGCCCACGGCTTTAACTCGAAACCATGATGGTAAGGATCATCAACCTCGTCCGATATAGCCTCCTCCCGACGATTGTAATACTCCAACAACTTCTCCGCTCCCATCGCCAGCATCTCCGCTTCCGAAGGAACCGGCAGGGCGGGATGCGGAGTCCATTGCATGGCCATGCGATCATCATATCAGATTATGCGAAAAGTGACGGCAATTTGTGAGAATTTTTTTACGGGACTTAATGGGTCGAGGCCGCCGGCCCGCCGAAATCCTGACCCCCCGCCCCCCCCTTGTTGAGACTGGCCTGGGGGTCTAACTTATTTTCCTTATTGAGACTGACCTGCGTGGATGTTGCGTAAGTGCTTGGTCATGACTGGGAAAGAAACCAAAATCCTTGTCAGTTCGAGGTTCGCAATATGTAGATTATGTCTAATCGTCCTTGCCGGTGAAGCTTATTGCAAGTCTTTTGCATTTGCTTACACCCATCCCTTCCAGTATTTATT